AAGATCCAGAGTGGATGCTATTCGAAAAATGTATGCGTGGTGATACCAGTGATAATGTCTTCTCGGCGTATCCAGGTGTGCGTACTAAAGGTACAAAAAACAAAGTTGGTCTTACTGAAGCGTTTGAAGATCGTAAAGCCAAAGGATATGCGTGGAACAATCTCATGTTACAGAGATGGACTGACCATAATGGTCAAGAACACAGAGTCCTAGAAGACTATCAACGTAATGTTCAATTGTGTGACCTAACAGCACAACCAGAAGATATTAAAGTTAAAATTCGAGAAACTATTCAAGCAAATGCAGTTCCAAAAGACATTACACAAGTTGGAATTCGTATGCTCAAGTTTTGTAATGCCTGGGATATGAAAAAAATTGCAGATAACATCCAGTCGTATGCAGAGCCATTCCAGGCGAAATATCCAGAAAAGGAAACAGTATAATGGCAACTAAAGAAGAAAAACAAGAATTAATGGAGATTCTTAAATTTACTCCACGCACTTATAAAATTAGTATGTGGGGATACGGTGGCGAAAAAGTTATGGGTACTGTGGATCGTAAGATCTATGATTATTTTAAAAAACGCAGATTAGATCTAAGCGACTATGCTTGGAACAGCGAATATGCCGAGGAACACAATATTCCCGAAGACATGCAACCGTTTCCATCAGGAAGTTGGTACGAATGCGATAACATGGCGCATGTTAACGGTGTTAGTCGCAATGCAGGAACATTGCAAATTGAAGATGAAAACAGCGAAACTGTAATTGAAATGTCATTAGATGACTGCGACGGTTGTGACGGTAGCCCAGAGTTAGAGGGCGGAGAAGAAGCATACATTGGTTCTAGAGAGCCTGGGGAAGTTGTATTTCTCGGATGTTCAAACGAAAAGGGTACGTTTTTTGAAGGCGAAATTGAACTCACATTACCGTTTGATATTGAAAAACTAACACTATGCTACGAAGAAGTAGACGGTGAAGACATTGTTAATGGTGTAAAATACAACGGTGAAGATATTGACAACTGGGGCGGCAGTACCGATGGTAAGAGTAGCGACTTTGGTTTTTATCTAGTTAAAGATTCTAACACTTGGGAAAAGTATTCAAATATGGATGATATCGAATACGAAATGACTGAATGGTTTCCTAAGAAAATTAAGCCAGCTCGTGTTGGCATTTATATGGTTAAAACTGCCGGTAAAAATAGTTACACATATCAATGCAAGTGGACTGGTAAAAAATGGGTTAGCTCGTACATCGAAGAAGAAGATTATGCTACAACAGACGAAGTTAAAATTAAAGAATGGCAAGGTCTTGCTAAAGACCCAGATTTAGAATGATCAAATACTGGTTTAAAAAACTATTTCAAGGCGGGTGTGCAGGTGACTGCCACCAGGGCAGACTTCCCTGCAACTGTAGCAAAAAATGAGAGATAAATACGTACATAACTCCAGTGCCTTCGGGGCTGAGTTTATAAGGAGAAAAATATGACAGAGATACACGCCAAGCCTATTGTGGATGGTAAGTTTTGGATCGTAGAGCAAGCAGGTTCTAAGATTGCAACACTACACAAGAAAGAAAACAACAAGTTTGTACTATCAAGTACTAACGGTGAAGTAATGTTTAATAAAAAACAAGACCTCACAAAACAATTTGGAGCTGATTTTTTCTTAACCAGCACTAAGATTAAAGTTACCCAAGCCGAACCAAACGAGTGTCACGGATATCCAACATCATGCAAACCATACAACGCCATGTATGATGTACGCCGTAAATTACCCTTGTTTACTAAATCAAATGCCAGTAAAAGTTTATACTGTGCAGGTTATTATGTAATCAAATTTGACAAGGGTTGGGTCAAGAGCTTTTGTCCTAAAGCAATTACTATCGAACGATATCCAAGCAAAGGTCCTTTCAAAAGTGAATTTGAAATGAAAACGGTACTAGCAAATGCAAAATCAGATTAATTTAACCCCGATTACACAATTTGTCCAAGTACTCCGTGGTGCTGAACTTGCTCAACAAAAAGAAATAAAAATGCCTATTCAAGCCGCTAGACTATTAAGTCTAGCACTTGCTGAAATACAGGATAAATTGCTTCAAGATTACGAAACATTATTCAACGATCTTAAACGTAGTCAAGATACTGAAGTTATTAGTGTAACAATGGATGGTGGTGGATTTAGCGACAAATAATGATAAATATATGCGTATATTATGTGAGGTACGCAATGAGTCGCCCAAAGCCAAAAGTATTATTAGAAAACGTCAATAAGAAGACGTACAAAGCCGAACAAATTTTGGAATCGGAAGCTATCTGGGCGGTCTTTTATAAGAACGAGCCGTTCAATCTAAAATCCTTCAATAGTCTTACAAGTTATCCCGGACCAAAATACAAAAAAGTGTCGTTCAGTAATCCAGGACACGCACACAATCTAGCAAAAAAATTAAACTTAACTTTTGGAACTGAAGACTTTCAAGTGGTTAAGTTGACTTCCGGCATCGTGGTGAAATGATTGAAAGAGATTCGTTAACCAGAATATTTTTACAACAATGGGGTAAAAGTACAGACGATGCTAACTTTGAAATATACAATCGAAAATGGTGGCAATCAAATCGAATTGGCAAAAAGACTGCATTTAGACTAAGCGATGAAGGATACGATTTTTTGGTAAACACTTTGGAACTTAGATCTTACGAAATACCTTTTACCGAGCCAATCGAACTTAGTCCCCAAACTATAATATTTTTGGAAAAATATTTAGATACTCCATACTACTTAACTGTCGAAAGCATTACAGTCTTTACAGAACGCAAGAGTTTTGAACTGATGTTGTTTTCGGACGACATTAGAAAATTTGGCTTAATTAAAGCCATGAATGAGCGAGAAAAAGAATTAGATAGTTCAAAAAACAATTGACATTCGTCGCTAACGGCCATATAATATATACTATCGCAACAACAATTTAACCTCAACTTAAAGATAGGAAACAGCAATGAGCGAAGTCGTTAGCCGCACAGTAGGTCCCAAAGGTGCTAAAAAATCCCTACGCAAAGCATTTAATAGCAAACGTCCAATTTTCCTATGGGGTCCTCCAGGTATTGGTAAATCAGATATTATTAAACAACTAGGTACTGAGTTAGATGCTCATGTGATCGATGTTCGTTTGAGTCTGTGGGAACCTACTGATATTAAAGGTATTCCATATTTTGATTCTAACGATGGCACTATGCGTTGGGCACCTCCAAGCGAATTGCCAAATGCAGAACTAGCCAAACAACACAAAACTATCATTTTGTTCATGGACGAAATGAACTCTGCGGCGCCTAGCGTACAGGCGGCGGCTTATCAGCTAATTTTGAATCGCCGTGTTGGTACATATCATTTGCCAGACAATGTTGTAATGGTTGCCGCTGGTAACCGTGAAACTGACAAGGGCGTTACATTCCGTATGCCTGCTCCGTTAGCTAACCGTTTCGTTCACTTGGAAATGGCAGTTGACTGGGATGACTACTTTGAATGGGCGGCTGAAAACAAAGTCCATAAAGACGTTGTGGGCTTTTTGAGCTTCTCTAAGAAAGACTTGTACGATTTTGATCCAAAATCTAGCTCACGTGCCTTTGCTACTCCACGCTCATGGTCATTTGTAAGCGAATTGCTTACAGACGATGATGTAGATGCAGATACATTGACAGATCTAGTATCTGGTTCAATTGGTGAAGGGCTTGCTATTAAGTTTATGGCACACCGTAAACATGCTAGCAAAATGCCTAATCCAAGCGATATTTTGAGTGGCAAAGTTAAGAAGATGGATTCAAAAGAGATTTCAGCCATGTACTCTTTGACTGTGTCATTGTGCTATGAATTGAAAGATGCTTGCGATAAGAAAGCTAAAAACTGGAATGAGCAAGTTAATAACTTCTTTGAATTTGTAATGAACAATTTCGAAACAGAATTGGTTATTATGGGTACTAAGTTGGCATTGTCGACTTACAAGTTGCCTTTGGACCCAGATGAGATCAAATGCTTTGATGAATTCCATTCAAAATATGGTAAGTATATTGCGGCGGCTACTGAGAAGTAATTTGGAGTAGTCTTATTTGACAGGACCTGCGGGTCCTGTTATAATATATACATACAGTAAAGGAGCATACATGTCACACGCAGATCCAATTATCGACAAAATTATCGTAGCCCGAGTAGGTCTATTACTTCGTCATCCTTTCTTTGGTAATATGGCTACACGTCTTAAAATTGAAGAAGGTAGCGAGTGGATGGGTACTGCCGCTACAGACGGTCGCGTAATTTATTTTAACCGTAAGTTTTTTGAACCACTTACAGTTAAACAAGTTGAATTCGTTATTGCACACGAGATTCTACACAATGTCTTTGATCACATGAGTCGACGTGAAAGCCGTAACCCGCGTATTTTTAATATTGCCGCAGACTATTGTGTAAACGGACAATTGGTACGTGATCGTATTGGTGAACACAATATCGAAGGTATCAAAATTTTCCATGATTCAAAATACTACGGTATGGGTGCTGAAGAAGTTTACGATAAAATCTTTGACGAAATGGATGAGGACGAACTGAACCAATTGGGTCAATTGCTCGACGACCACATTGACTGGGGCGAGAATGGTAAAGATGGTCAGCCAAAGTACACTAAAGAAGAACTAAAACAGATTCGTGACGAGATTCGCGAAGCCACTGTACAAGCCGCGCAGGCCGCAGGTGCTGGTAATACTCCTGCTAGTGTACAACGCATGATTAAGGAACTAACAGAGCCTAAGATGAATTGGCGTGAAATTTTGCGTCAACAAATCCAAAGTACTATTAAGAATGACTATTCGTTTATGCGTCCTAACCGTAAGGGCTGGCATATGAACGCTATCCTGCCCGGTACACAATTTCAAGAAACAATTGATATCTGCGTTGCAATCGACATGTCGGGTTCTATTGGAGATGAGCAAGCTAAAGACTTCTTAACAGAAATCAAAGGCATTATGCAAGAATATAAAGACTTTAAGATTAAAGTATGGTGCTTTGATACAAAAGTCTACAACGAACAAGACTTTGACGGTTATAACATTGATGAGTTTGACAGCTATAAGCCAATGGGTGGTGGCGGAACTGAGTTTGATGCCAACTGGGAATACATGAAGGAACATGACATTCAACCTAAAAAGTTTATCATGTTTACTGACGGTTACCCTTGGGGTAGCTGGGGTGATGAAAACTACTGCGATACAGTATTCATTATCCATGGCACAGATAAGATTGTTCCACCATTTGGAGAATATGCTTATTACCAATTTGCTACGGAAACAGCGTAATGGCATTAAGAACAGGCAAACCCAATCCGCTAAATTATTTTGGCTTACGCAGGGTTGAGTTTGCCGCTCCTCATTTTAAATATACTAGCATAGACAAATATAATCCGTCTTTAGTCAAATCTATAGACTCGTGGATACGTAAGAATTTAAATAATAGGTACTATGTAGGACAAGGTATTACACTAGATCATACTAATACGATCGTGTATAATACTGTAATAGGTTTTGAAAGCGAAAAGGAACTCAGTTTCTTCACGATTGCCTGCCCGCTTTTACAAACCAGATAATTATATACGTACATATTAAGGAGATATTATGTCAGACGAAGTTCAACAACCAACAGCAGACGCTACTCAACAAGCACCTGCTCAAGAACAATCAAACGATTTAACAATTAACGATTTGCAAGCAATGAAAACTATCATTGACATCGCCAGTTCACGTGGCGCATTTAAGCCAAATGAATTTGCAGCCGTTGGTGTTACATATACAAAATTAACAACTTTCTTAGAAACTGTAGCTAAACAATCAGCCGCCGCACAGGGTTCAGCCGCAACAGCTTCAGCTGGAGCATAATATGGCCGATCTCAAACACGTAGGGCGAATAATTTCTACTAAGCAAAGAGTTTTAGTAGCTTATCGTACCATCCCAGGCGAAGCATCAAACTGTTTAGTCATTCCAACTGATACATTGAGCGATGCATATCACAACGCTATCATTAATCTAGTAGAAGGACAGGCCGCACAAGATGCTAACGAATTTGCCGAAGTACTAATGCGTTCAACATTCAATGACGGGCAAAATATGTTACTTTGGTTGCATCAAAATGGTCGTCTATTGAAGATGGGTACTAGCTCAATTGAAATGGTTCCTAATCCAGGAACTAGTGTTCAATTAAGTGAACTAAATCAAATTATTGCTGAACAACGCGGTGTTAGTGTCGGTGACTTAGCATTGTTAGGTCCTGACGGACAACCTGTTCCGCAAGTACCTGATACTCCTGCTCCTGAAGCTACAGTAGAGCCAAATCCGGCTAAGCCAACTGCTACAGTAACTAGTTCAGAAACTGTTCCAACTACATTTGATAGTCCAGATTCCGAAGCTAAATTTTATCGTAGCCAAGCTGATAAGTTAGCCAAAGAAGCGGCTGCCTTTAGACGTAAAGCTGAGGAGTT